TCGCGTTCGTTAAATTTGGAATATTGGTAACATTACCTGCTGTCAACGCTGGAGCTGTGCCAGTTAAGTTTCCTCCAAGTGTCAAATTTCCGCTAGTTGTGACATTTCCCGTCAGTGTTAGTCCGTTTACAGTTCCATTGCCTTGCACCTGTGTAACCGTGCCAGTACCAGCAAGTCCGCCTGTGGTACTTACCGTTATTTTACCGTCGCTATCAATCGTCAAATATTGATTGATAACCAACGGAACCGTTGCCATTACTTTGGCGGTCACGCCGTCCCATTGTTCAACGATGACCGATATTGTCGCGCTATCAGCGTTTGATACCTGAAGGTTTTTAAGGATATTAACATTACCCGCCGTAGCATTCGGGACAATCGTGACAGCTGTCGTGCTGTTAGTGTTAATGTGGATGGCTTGCACGGTAGAAACAATGCCCGCCGTAGTCATGCCCACATAATGCCCTGTGATTGGACTTTGTGCTGTCGCTATCGCTGCCAGTAGTTTTACGCGCAAGCTGATGGTGGTGGTAGCTATCATAGTCCTAAGCTCATATATCCAAAAATCATAGAGTTGATATTAGCAATGCTATTTTTTTGTGCTGTGGTCAAATGCTGATAATCGCCCACCGTGCCGCCTTGAATGTTCAATGTGTCGTTGTGACTCGGTGCGCTAAACGTGCCTTGTCCGTTCAAAAAATGACTAGCATTGCCATCATACCCCAATGGTGCAAGATTGGCATATTGTGACGCGGTTAAATGATAATACTCGCCGTCTGTCCCGCCTTGCAAGCTCAATAATAAACTGTGATCTGGCGTTGCAAATGTTGCCTCACCGTTTAAAAATTGGGTCGCATCACCGTTAAATGTCGGTAATTGCGCCGTGTTGTCATGTTCTGCTTGCGTTAGGTGATAACGTTCTGTTGTGCTGCCGCCCTGTAGTTCGTCCAGTGCATTATGTAAGCGTACCCGTACCGCCGTATCTAGCGTGTCGATGTAGTTTTTTAGACCACTAAAGTATGCTGCCCACGTTAAACTGACTGGTTTGTCGGTGATTGGGTTACTTAGTGGTGGTAATGGGACTTTTACGGTCATTACTGATTCGCCTCGCCTATCGCTAAACTAATATCCGTTAAAACGAATTTGCAAGGGTCAGTCATGCGCAACCTAATACACCATGACCGAGCCTGTCCGAGCCTACGCCATTCAGCGCGGCTCTTAAACTCGCCACGCCGCCCTATTTCTGTAGGCAGTCTTTCACCCCAAGTATGCCCGCTGTCCCTGCTTAGTTGCAGATACACAGTTGGATTAATCCCTTGTGGTGTGGTCAATAAATTGGTCCCAACTAAACCCTGTCCCGTTTCCATCCATGCCCTAATCCGACTAATCAAACTAAAATTCTGTGTTGGTGCGAAAATCTGATTAAAGGTAATTTCCCTTACAATCGGCTGCCCTTCCTCGGTGTACACATCGGCGTTAATAGATGCCAGTTGCCCTGTGGTTGCGCTCGATACGATAAACTTAGTTCCAAATGCTAGTCCAAATTGATACTTGCTATAGTCTAAATCCCATGACGCTATGCGACTCCATGCCTGTGCCTTAAAATCGTACAACCATGAAGCGTTACCGTTGAACGTAATTTGGTAGAAATACCGTCCGTTTAATCCATAAACAAAGCCTACCGCTGTGGTAATCGCACTGTATTTATTGATAATGTAGGTAATATCAGGCGTACTAATGGCGGCAAACTGCCCACCTGCGATAGTGCCGATGGCAAGCATACCGTAACGGTCACGCACTAAGCCGATAAGCGAGGTATTAATAACCGCTAAGCTATCAATACTGACAAGACCATAAGTGATTGTCGCGCCTTGGATTCTGTCGAATGGGAATAATGCGCCGCCGTTGTTTACCCAAATTTCAGTACTCAGTTCGCCCAACAAATGCAAATACCCGTTGTTAGCCGATACCGCTACCAAATTATCAGGGCTTGACTCTGCACTGGCAAAATCAAGCGCGTTCCAGACTAATCCGTTATAAGGAGAGCTAATATAAAACTGCTGAGTACCGCGACGGTTAACAATGAAATACCCATCCAAAAAAGTACACGAATCACTGCCGCCCTCCGGTAATTTTGCGCTTATGTCGTAAATTTTATATGCGTTAGTGGTATCGACTATGTAGCCAAAGCCGCTTGTAACGATTAAAAGTTGTGTGCCGTTATCGGTAAAATGTGCGCTTCCGTCAGTGTCGTTTGAGTTTGGAAGTGTAGCAACAAGTGTGGGCGTGCTGATATTAATTAAAAATAATTTGCGTCCTTGCAATACCAACGCGCCGCCCGTGCTAGGCATGTAGTACATTCCGCGTGTCACCGCGCCCGATGGATAACAAAACGCTTCTGTCCCCGGCGTTCCATACGCTGCAACTGGTGCGCGGTCAGGTTCGGTCGGAATATCAAAATACACGTTGGTTCTGTCCTCGGCTGTGATAGTCGAGGACTTGGACTTTACGTTATTGCCGAATATTCGTAGGTCAAATGCCATGATTGTATCTACTTAAAGCCTTTAACAACCGCTATAAATAAAGCGTCTTTTAGTTGTTGCTCTTTTGGTAGCTCGTTATACGGTACAAAACATGGGTGTTCTTTTTTATCTGCATCTTTAACAAGACCATATTTCCATCCCGTTTCCTCTTTTTCTTTTAACCAGCTATTATGACTATCACAAGGTTGAGCATCAGGGTTAGATAGATGAAAATTAACGCCGTTAATAGCCGACTGTCTTTGCCATTCTGGAGCATTTTCCCAGCTTAACTGAGAGACATCTCCTAACGATTCGCAATAGACTTTATTTACTTCATGACACGCTTTGGCAATTTGTTTTATATTCATTATATTCTTCCTATAGTTGTAAAAATTAACGCCCTGAGCATTTATCGCTAAAAATATTATACCGACCGCCTGTACCCATCAAAACCGGATCGGTTTGCATAGTCAACGCCTTGGCATTAGTGCGCATAATGTTACGTTTAGCTTGGTGCGCAATATCGATAATGTTTTGACTAGCTTGCACTTGGTAACTTGGTGCGAGTTCAATCGCCAATAATGCCACCAGCATACGGTAATAGCCTTGCGGGAAACTTACGGTTTCTGTCACATTGGCGAACTCACTAATCTGTTTATAGCTGTAAATTGTGACAGGTATCGCGCTCGATGGTACAGGGTAAAAAGTTAGGTTGTTTAACGGGTAATTGCCGTCTGCATAGCAATACTGCGGGTAATTAGTTTGTAGTGTTTTTAGACTGATTGCCGCGTAGTCATCGTAATTAACAAGGACAACGGGAAAATCGATATTGCCAGCCGTGCCGGTGATCGCGGTTGTGACTGCTTCAATGGAAATTGGGCGTGTGCTGTTAAAGTTTCCGCCAGTGCCGAATGTGTAAGTCGCTTGACCGCCGACCAGGTTAAAGCTTTCTTTCGTGACTGTGTTAATCGTAAATGACTCGTTAGCTAACGACTCGATTAAGCTGTTTAGTGTGCGTAGTGCGGTATTGGATTCTTCTGCCGTCAAAATCACATCGGGAGAATAAACCATGAGCTGAGTTAGGCTGTCTTGTATTAAATCGCGTACTGTATTTGTTGCCATGACTAGCCCTTTTTGATGTTAAAAGCCCTCACCGTGCAAAGTGAGGGCGATTGTCTAGCTTTTAAACTACGGTTGCGTTAGCTTGTGCCAATTGGCATGGTCGCCACACGGTAATCGTATAAATCTCTGCCGCTGTTGGTGTGATACTGCCAGCGGTTGGGTTGATGAACTGGATGGAAATGGTATTAGCCGCACTAACGCGACACGAGCCGATAGCTAAACCAGTCTGTGCGGTGGGTTTATACACATTCAAAATCACGTCACGGGCTTGTAAAGAATCACCCATTGATAAGCCGGTCACTGTAAAAGTCTGCTCGGTTGCTGTTGCTGCACCGCACGCGGCTGGTGACAGTGCGAGCGAGACCATCGTTAAATGTTCAAAATTTGGAATTGCCGCTGTAATTACGTTTGGAGCTGCGCCTTGATCTGGCATGATTAAATCCTCTTAAAATTTGGTAAAGCCACGCGGTTAAACGTGGCGTTAGGTTGCGTGATTTTAGCCTGTAAGACGAGCCGCCAATTCTGGGTAAATTGCTTTCCACCCATACAATACATCAAGACGGGTAAAGTAATTATCTGACTGGATGTCATATTGACTAATCATCCGCAAAGACAATCCTGACGCTTTTGAAGCCATGCGAGAAGCTGTGTCAACACCACCGGGCAAAGGTAAGTCAGCACTTGCAAGCGTAAACGCATCTCTGTGCATCAAGATGTTTTGCGGTGCTTGTGCTGCGTTTAATCCACTCAAAATGGTACAAGTAGCCGCTGCTGCGATTGTGTTCGTGGTGCTTGTGACGTTTTGGAACGCGCCGCTAAAGATTGGGTACGGCAAAATTGAAACGCTTGTAGCAGAAGCCAAAGTGTCAGCCATGACAACAAAGTTTTGCAGTGAGCCAGTTGAAACACGAGATTGTGGATTAACCGCATAAACGCCAGCAATCGTGAAAACCGTACCGGCTGTTAATGTGCCGGTGATTGCCGCTGTTGCTAATGTAAACGGTGTAGTAGCGTCCGCTTGTACAGTATTACTACCGCCTTGAGCTGCTGCACTGATTGCGAATGTTCCGTTTTGCGTGCCTGCTGTGTGCATCGGTACGTTTTGATCCATGTAAAAATCAAAGCCCAATACGTTTGAACCCATTCTGCCGTTTTTGTAGATGTCGCTGATAGTTTGCTGTGGATTAAACAGCGTAGCGTTAGCGGTGACTAAGCCGGATTGTGTGGCTGGATTGATAATAGCTGAACGCTTTCCATCTCTTGGTGCTGCGTTTTCGTCTAACTTTTGTTGACCGCGTGCCGTTGCCAGTAATGCTTGTGCGCTGGTTGGTGTGCCTGTCAGTTCACCGACAGTACCAACAAAGTTATACACTGATTTGTAAAGCTGAAGACCATCATAGTCGATTTGGTTAGCAATTGCAGCGGCTGCTGGAACAATAAAGCGTTTTCTAAAGTCATCGATATTTAAAGCTAAATCGACGCTTGAAAAAGACATTGCTGTCTGTGCTTGTTCTGTCAGTGTGACAGGAACATAGGTTTCAACACTGTTTTGAGGGACAAGCTGCTTGCCTTTGTAGACCATGTAGCGAGTTGGCTTTCTGACGTTTACAGTCGCGCCGATTTGACCACCGCCAGCCTGAAATTGGCTGTCGTATTCGCGGTTTACGTTGCTTGAGAATGTGAGTTGATTTTCTAAGACTTCAAGCGTTTCTGCTGTAATCTTTGCAATGGTAAGTAATTGGTTAGCCATTTGGCTGCTCCCTATTGAAAAAAGTTAATTTCTCAGTCGGAAGCGAAGCCGTTTAACGCTATTTTACTGTGTTTTATGGTAAAGCAGTGCCTGTTACGTTAGGCTTCGATATGTTTGGCGGTGTGCGCCCCCGTCCTTCCTGCATATATCTATGCCTGATTTCCGTCGGCAAACACACCTTAAAACAAATGTACTTTATTTATTAGCTTTTGTCAATAGGCGTTATTTAGCCTTTATATTTTAGAGAAGCAAGCGTCTAGCCGTTTCCACATGCGTCTATTAACGATTCTATACATTTTACGATGCGTCAATACAGGCATCTTGCTGTGCTTTACACGGAAATTCAACCGCTCTTTACTTTCGTTTTCTGTTCTCTTATTCATTTTGCCGCCTTATCAATCAATAATCGTTGTCTAATAATATTACGAGCCACTTCTGGATTAATGCGCCCTTGCAATGCCTTCATGATATTACCCAGCAATACGTCCTCGCTTTCAATTAAAAATTTATCAATTGTTTCATAGACCATCTTATAATCTGGCTGACATAGCTGTGGTGGTAATTCGCTTTCGTACTCGAATTGATAACCTTGCTTAATAACACCTTCATTTTCAAGAGTTATATTATCGCCATCCCTGCTCCCTATCGTACGCATTTTCCCGTCATCGCATAAAACCGTACAAATCCAATAATCTTCATTATCACTATCGCAAGCGTGTGATAATGTCAGTATTTTATCAACTGTTGCTGTTGTCATTTTGCCGCCTTCTTAGCCGCTTTATAAGCCTCAAAATCACCGGCTTTTAAAGCCGCTTCCATTGCTGCGTTACCTGTTAAAACCGCACTACCGCCTGACACCGGTGTAATAGGCTTTGCTGCTTGGCTGATTTTTACGGGCTTTTGAACCGGTTCGGTGCCGATTTGTGCTGCCATCATTCCCATTTTTACAAGACGCTGACTCGGAGTCATGCGCTCAAACTGTGCCAGTAATTCCGGGTCTTTGCCAATGGCGTAGGCTATTTCTGTGATGTTCTCAATCTCAGTAATTGCCGTGTTAGTCAGTGGGTCATCGAACAATGGCAAAGCGTGAACCACCATTTCATCATAGTCTGGCGTAACAGCTTTAAATTCTGCCTCCCGCTCTGCAATAACTGATTTTCTGGAGCTTATCGCTTTGTCTCGCTCGGCTTGCACTAACGCCTGACTAATACGCTGCTCGGTTTGTGCGTCGCGCCATGCGTCTAAAGCATCCTGATAATTATCATTATAACGACCACCAACAAAATCAGCTGGATTGGGTTTATCAGGTGGTGGATTAGCTCTAGCTGCGAGTGCTGCCTCTGCTGCTTGCGCTCGTTCCTCTGCCGCCCGTGCTTTGTTTGCCAGTTCTCTAATGCGTGACTGTGCATCCTTCTTGCGCACCTCTGGCGTTTGTTCAACGTCACTTTCGACTTCTGGCTCTGGTTCAACCGATGCCGCTTCTTCGCTTGCTGGTATCTGCTCAACTGCTACGGTCTCCACTGGTTCATTGTTTAAGATTGTGTAGCGTTCTGGTGTTGATTGTTCTGCTGTTTGCTCGGTCATTTTTCATTCCTAAATTGTTTTAAACATATCGCTAATATTGCAATACCCATTCCAAATGCTACTCCTATTACAATTAATAACGCCAATGAAAACATTATCTAAACTATTTACCGCTGCCTTACCTGCTTCGTATCCTACGGCTACACTTCTAACTAAGTTGTTTGCCGCTGTAAATGTATTTGTTCCTATTCCGATGTTTCTATTTCCTGCTGCAATTGATAAATTACCAGCTCCGTTACCAAAGAATAAATTGTTTGTCCCTATTGTATTTGCGCGGGCGTTTCCTACTAAAAAGTTGTTAGCGAAAACAACATCGTAATTAGTAGAAGCTCCTGATGCCGAAAAGTATCCAGCATAATTTACTGAGGTCGTACCCGTGTTAGTTACTACGGAATTAATACCTACCGTAGTCCTGGCACTGTTTGCATTCGCTCCACTTGAAATAACACTCAAAAGCCCATTACTTCCAGCGGTGTGATTAATTGCTGTTGTGGTAGATGTTATTTTGGCGATCGCGCCTGTTGTTAATGATGAACTTGAAATATCAAAACCGTTTCCAGTAGTTAAAGAATTAAAAGTATTTTGAATGCCAGACGTTGCGCCTGTTCCGGTTGTAACCCCAGATGTGAATATTAACGGATTGGTTGAAAGCGCTAACGTTGTTGTTCCGGTTGGATTCGCGATATTATTCAGTAAATAACCAGTTGCGTTTGTTAGCGTTGCTGAAGTTGGCGTATTAAAAACCCCTCCATTTGGTATAGTTACAGTCCCCGTAAAAGTTGGTGAAGCTATAGGAGACTTTGCATTTAATTGCGTTTGAATAGAACTAGTTACTCCTTTAACGGTAGTCAGTTCTGACAAACTTGGATAAGTAGCCGTAGTGAGTGATCCTAAAGTATTTGAGTCTACCCAAAAAGGTAATTCGTTTGTCGTTCCTGATCCGTCAACAGTTCCACTACCTCCCGCATCCGGTGCCAAAGTCCAAACCCCTCCCACTTTTTTAATTACATCATCGTCTGATCCTGTGCTTCCTTCAACTTGAACAACAAAACCGCCATCTTGAACACCTAGTTTTGTTTGGTTTGAACTTGCATCTATGTGAATTAAACTAGCGTCACCACCAGTTGCTTGAATCATATCAACTTCCCCAGTGCTTTTATGCTCAATAAAATGCTCAATTGCTTCTGCTGTAATTTTTGTTATCCCTCTTCTTGTAGTACCATCAACCGAGTCGGCAATAATTGCGTCATTATTCCCGGTTATCGATCTGCCCCATAAAGGAAATCCAAAACCTCCCGTGTTATCCTGTTGAGTCCATCCTAAATAATCACCTGAGCCAGTAGTATTAAAACCTCCGTAATCGAAATTTATATCACCCGTTTGTGTTCCTCCCAGGTCTACCGCGCTCCCATTCGCTGTTGTTAGGTTACCGTCTGTTAATGCTGTGCCGCCTGATCCGCTACCAAGTTCTTGCCATGTTGCACCTTGATCGTTAGAAAATAACCACTTAGGATCTGGCCTTTGGTTGTTGTAATAAAGTAATCCATAACCTGCCGGTGTTGTTACGCTTGTAGAGTCGTTAACTCTTGATCTATAAACCGATTGGCTTAATGATCCTGACTGCCCAAAAGAAGCAATTACAGATACTAAAAATATTAAACTAATAATTATTTTTTTCATACGTCTTTTTGTCTTGATGCCTTCCATTTTTTAATCGCAAAAATCAATGCCTCGGTAAAGAATCCGGAACCCAAATAGTAAGCGTCTGACCATTCAAGGTGCTGAATTTCAATTGCTGAAAAAACATTAAATCCAAACCCTTTATAACCCATAATAAGTAAAACTGGGATCATCGCTAAAGAAGCCAACCAGTTATCGTATGACTGTTTTGCATATTGCCAAAGTGGGAACTCTTCTTTACGGTCATCATATTGATCTTTATCAATCCTAAAGATTATTATGTTCCATGCTATCCATCCAGCGATTGTAATTATTATGTTCATAATATTTATTTAAAGTTGTACCGATAAAACCAGCCAGTTACCTTGAGTTTGACCAGGTTCATTTACCTTTGAAAATATTATGCTTCCTGGTGAGTACACATTCCCCCAAATAACAAGTTCATCAGTTAAAACCCAGTTGTCACCTTCAGCAGGAACACCGCTTGTATACCTACCGCCAGATTCTGGCATTGCAGTAGTTCCTGACCATTCTCCTCTAAATGGATTGACTTGATCAGGTGAATACTTTACACTTACACCGCCTTCAACACCTGTAATCCATTGAGCGCCCATAAAGGCCGATCCTGTTGGTAGTTGTGATATTTTCTTTGCCATTATGATTCAGTAATTAAGCAGTCCCCAGATTCAGCTAGTAAAGAATCTTCACAGCATCCCTGTTGACTTGTGTAACCTTCACAAACTATAAAATTCACGTTCAAATTAATGACGTATAAGTTCCACGGAAATCTATGTTTCTCATAAACAGTTTTTCCTAATTCGGTGTTATAAATCGCTTCATGATCGTAGTCAATATCTCCATCAGGATTAGCGAAAACGAAACTAAAACCAGTTACCGAAAATTGTTCTGGTA